GAGGTCGGTCCGCAAGGCGAGAAAGGCGAAACCGGCGCGCAAGGTGAAAGAGGCACGGACGGCGAAAAAGGCGAGGTCGGTCCGCAAGGTGAAAGAGGACTACAAGGTGAGTCCGGAGCAGTTGGACCTGCCGGACCTCAAGGCTTAAAAGGCGATGCTGGCGCGCAAGGGCCGCAAGGCGAAAAGGGAGCGCTTCCGCAAGTCAAGCGCTGGGTCGCTAACAGTGTCAGTTATGCCCATGATGTTTGCACTCATAAGGGCAGTCTGTATCAGGCTACAAAGGACACCGGTCAAGAGCCTGCGCCAGAAAATGCTGCTTGGATTTGTCTTGCGTCCGCTGGTCGCGATGGTGAAGACGGCAATGATGGTGAGGATGGCAGATCACTGACCATCAAGGATACTTTTGATCCAACACAAAAGTATGAAGCACTTGATGTTGTCACGTTGGACAACAGATGGTTCGTTGCCAAGCATGATGATCCCGGTCCATGCCCCGGTGCTGGCTGGAAGGCCGGTCCCGGTCTTGGCAAAACAGGTCGCCCCGGTGAGCGTGGTCCGCAGGGACCAAAGGGTGACAAAGGTGAAGTGATAGAGATCATCACTTGGGAGATAAATCCCAAGACTTACGAAGTTGCGCCTGTCATGAGCAACGGCGAGCGTGGCCCGGTGATGTTGCTGCGTGACTTGTTTGCGCAATTTCAGGAGGAGGCTGGCGATGCACTCTAGCATTACAGTCCTAAAGCCTGCGCCTGATATTGCGCTCGTTACGCTGTATGAAGCGAAGGTCGCGCTGAAAATTCCAACAACCAGTACGGCGGATGATGAACTGTTGAGGTTCATGATTCTGCGTGCATCGGATGAAGTGCAGACTTTGTGCAGTAGATTTTTCCCGAAAGAGCAGGTGATTGAAACCTTCCGGGAAATTGAAAATCCCATCACGAAACTGTACTTGTCACGCTGGCCAGTGAAATCCGATGACATCGTTTCCGTTGAGGTTGACGGCAACGGTGCGGACTTTGACATAGACAGTGAGTCCGGCAAGCTTTCGTTATGGGGTGGAAACTTCTGGGCGGAAACTGTGATTGCCACCTATTCCGGCGGCTATGCCATTCCGCAGGAAGTGCCTCCGGCTTTACGACAGGCGGTGTTGCTGTTTACGCGCGATGCATATTACAGCGCGCAGCGTGGTGATTCGTCTATACGATCAATCACGCATAAAGAAAGTCGGATCATGTATTTTGATCCAAATGCCAAGAGCGGTTCATCAGGCGGCGGCGGCGCAAGTGGTTCACCCGCGCAACGTGCCGCGAAGGATTTGCTCCAGCGCTTTACGAGGCTGACAGCTTGAATGGCCGTTGGTCAAATAGCGAAGATGGTTGCATCGCTCGTCAGTCCACATGGCGGGATTGAAAAGATTGTACTGAAAAAATTGGAAAGTCTGGGCGGGGATTTTATCCTACAACAGTTGGGCATGAGCGGCGGTTCACTTGATATATTTGATGACTTGAAATTCCTTAAAGTGAAACCGCTTGGTCTTGGATTTTCCAAGATGGCGCAGCCGGGGCAAATGGCCAAGCGGCTGCAGAAACAATTCTTGCAGGCTGGCAAGAAAAAGAGCTTTCGGCGTTCTAGCAAATGGTCTCGCAGCGAATGGGCCAGCAGCCGTGAGGACTGGCTCGGCAATCAATGGAAGCACGACTGGCGCAGCCAGCCGCGCAATGCGCTGGGCAAGTGGATACCGGGGCGCTTGTCAGCCATTGAATCGCAACTGCAATATAAGGGCAAGAAGGCGGGGCGCAGAACCAAGCGGCGGCGGCGATTGCGCAGGGCAGCACGGTTGCGCGGGCGCAAGATGGCGAAGATGGCGTTCAGGAGATAGCCAGTGGCTTTCAACTTTTCTGAAACAGTATATGCGCAGGCGCAGAACACGTATGGCCGACAGGTCACTATTACGCCATTGGCAAGTCAGCCCAATGGTCAGGCGTATGTGACGCGTGGTATCTTTGAGATGGAAGAGATGGACGTGGCCGCAATGGATGGCTCCATCATTTCAGAAACGCGTGTCATCTTGGACATTCGTGATGTGGAATTTTCTGTGCTGCCGCTGCAGGGCGATCTTGTTGATGTGCCAGCCGAAGGCAGTATACCGGCTGAAGGGCAGTTTGAAGTGATAGACGCTGATCCGAATGGCGGCGGGGAAACGACCTTGACCTTGCGTCGCATTGTACCGGCAAAGCCATGACAGCCAGCAGCTATGCCATGATCGTACGTGACGAAATGCTGGCACGGCTGAAGACGTTGCCGTTCTTTTCTACGTTCAAGTTCGGCACTAACAAGGCAGAGCAGATCCAGCCTGAGTTGATCCCTTTCCTTGGCGTTTATTTCATCAGTGAGGATCTGTCTCCGGAAGGCGATCCAAATGCCGGTGAGCCGCGTTTCCATTCTTCAGCAACGTATGGCTTTTCTGTTGTCGTGCAGAACAATGATGGGGCGGCTGCAGAATTAAAATTGGATGAGGCTTGGGTGCTGGTCATGGATAAACTGTTTCGTGATCCATCCTTGTACTTGAATCCAGCAGCCAAGATACAGTCTTATACGCGTGGCAATCGCACACATCAATTTGGTTCTGCCGGTGCGGACAATTCAATTCCGGTAGCGGAAAGTCGCTTTACGTTGATGTGTGATCTTGGCGTGATTGACTTCCCGCCGATTGTCCCGGACGTGCTGGAGACGATCCACATTGAAACGAGATATCCGACTGCTGACACTGACCCGGCAGAGGTCCAGCAGATCAGCGCTCAGTATGACATTCCACAGAACAAGGAGAAGAAAGATGAAAGTGTTTCCAAAAAATGATGATGTCCGCAGGGTTCTTTATCATCCGGCGGCTGGTCATTTTCGTGCGGAAGGTCCGGCTGACTGGCCGGATGACGCGTTTACCAATCGGCGCATTGCCGATGGAGATATCTACAAGGAAGGCGGGGGCGATCCGATGATGAAAGAAAAGTCGCCTCCCCAGCGTAAGCCTGCCAAGGCTGAGTAGAAATTTAACCACCAAAGGAGGGCAGTATGCCTATTTCTTTTAATCAGATACCAGCCAATTGGCGGATGCCGCTCTATTGGGTGGAGCTTGATCCGAGCAAGGCTGGGCTTGGCCTGACGCCCGGTCGTTCATTGCTTGTTGGCATCATGACTGCAGCGGGCACGGCTACGCCTGATGTGCCTATAGCCTGTGCTTCGCAGGCGCAGGCGGATGCTTTGTTCGGTGCCGGTAGTCATCTGGCCTGCATGTTCAAGGCTTTCTTCGCTAATAATTGGGCGAATGAAGTCTGGGGCTTGCCGGTAGCAGAGCCGACCGGCGCACCTGCAGTCGGTACGATTACAGTGGGCACACCGCCGACTGCGGCAGGGACGATTGATCTGTACATCGCTGGGCGCAATGTACCTGTCTATGTGGCAGCGACGGACACCGTTGATATCGTGGCGTCGTCAATTGAAGCTGCAATCAACGCCGACAAGAATTTGCCGGTGACGGCTGCAGTCGCTACCGGTGTCGTCACCGTGACGGCCAAGTTCAAAGGGACGCAGGGCAACGATATCAAAATTTCTGACAATTACTACGGCACGGTTGGCGGTGAGACTATGCCAGCGGGTGTGACGTTGACTTATGTGCAGTTGACGGGCGGTACCGGTGAGCCACTGTTTACTGATGCAATCAGTTCACTTGGTGAAACGGAAATTGACTATGTTGGTATGCCGTTCACGGATTCCACTTCTATGCTGGCGTGGGAAACTGAGTTCGGTTTTTCGGACACCGGTCGCTGGGGATTCATTCGTCAGCACTATGGCCACCTGTTCAATGCCAAGCGTGACACGTACATGAACCTGCTGCTGTTTGGTGAAACGCGTAACAGCGCGCAGATGTCCGTGCTTGGTATCGAGCCGGGTAGCCCGACGCCTGCCTATGAGTGGGCGGCGGCATACACTGCCAAAGCTGCGCGAGCACTGGTCAATGACCCAGCGCGTCCGTTGCAGACTTTGTCACTGGAAAGTTGTCTGCCAGCACTGTCGCATTTCCGTTTCCTGCTTTCGGAACTGAACGGTCTGTCGTTTGCCGGTATTGCCACGCAGCGTACGGCTGTGACTGTGCCAATGATCATGCGGGAAAATACTACGTACACCCGCAATCTGTATGGCAATTCTGACGACGCTTACGAGCTGGTCACAACGCTGGCAACGCTCGCCAAGCTGCTGCGCAATCAACGGCAGGCCATCACCAGCAAATATCCACGTCATAAGCTGGCCGATGATGGCACGCGGTTCGGAGCCGGACAGGCGATCGTTACGCCCAAGATCATCAAGGCGGAGTTGGTTGCGCAATACCGCATTGACGAGTTCAACGGTCTGGTTGAGAACGGCAAGGCGTTCAAGACCAACCTGATTGTTGAACGCGATCCCAATGATCCGAATCGCGTCAATGTCCTCTATCCGCCTGATCTCGTCAACCAACTTCGAGTGTTCGCTGTGCTGGCTCAGTTCAGGCTCCAGTATGACCGTGGCCTTGATACGGTCGTAGCGGCGTAATGGACCCGCAGGGAGTTTCCATAATCATCTTGCTAGTGCTGTTCGGTCTGGCAGCACTAGCCTGTTCTCGCCCATAGAAAGGATTGAAACATGGCGCAAAGAATAGCAGGGATTGCCTACCTTAAAGTGGACGGCAATCAATATCCGTTGCGGGGAAATTTTACGATTACTCCGTCGGTGATCGAGCGCGCTGGTCTTGCCGGTCAAGACTACATTCACGGCTATAGTGAGCTTCCACGCGTGCCTTCAATTGAAGGCGACGTGTCAACCGTGCCGGGGTTGTCAATCGAGGACTTTGAAGCTCAGGTCAACGTGACTGTCACGGCTGAGCTGGCAAATAACTCGACTTACGTGTTGCGTGAGGGCTGGTGTGTATCTGCCCTTGCTATTAACGCCCGCGATGGTCTAGTCAGGATCAAGTGGGAAGGCATCAGTTGCGATGAGATTCAGTAGATGGTAGATGAAACAGAAGTACCCAAGCCTGAAGAGCCAAAGCAGGTCAATGGGGCAGAAGTTACCAACGAGCTTGTGATACCCCTGCGCAAGAAAGTTATTGCGCACGGCGAAGAAGTACAAGAACTGAAATTCCGCGAGCCAACTGCAGGCGACATTGAAATCTGCGGTACGCCTGTCATGATTGACTTTTTGACAGGCGAGCAGCCCAAGATGACGTTTGAGACGAAGGCGATGTTCGCCATGATGTCACGGCTTGCGGGAGTGCCACCCTCTACGATCAAGCAACTGCATCCAAAAGATTGGGGGTATGCAGCCTTGGCTCTGGCGCATCGTTTTTTTATTCCAGAGATGTAGAGGACAACTTTATCCTAGACTGTTACAGGCTCGCAAAATACTACGGGCGCAATCCGCGCGAGTTCTTGGATATGCCGTTTTCTGAAATAGCGCGGCACATCAAATGGACGTCGCGATTGGAGGAGATATTGAGGCCGGTGGACGACGACAATGGCTGATGATTTTGACTCTGATGCCATGCTGGCGTTCTTTGGCCAGATGGGAAAAGAGGTTGATGGTTTAAAAACAAGGATTACCAGTCTCAGTGAGGCTGGTAGTGCCATGAAGAAAATGACTGACGAGACCGAAAGGTTTGGTCAGACCATTCAACGCCATACGCGTGGCGCGATGCGCGGGATGGAAGGCGCGGCTAGTCATCTGGCCACCGTGATTGGCGGTGCCGGTGGCCTTGCTGCCATGTTCGTGGGCGCTGCAAAATCACTGGATGCATTTGCCGTCGGTGCATTGCAGAATAGAAATTTTGCAATCAATACTGGCTTTGCTGGCGAAGCTTTGAAGAAAATGCGCCTGCAAATGTCTGCGGCTGGCATCAGCGCCAATGAAGCCAGTCAAGGCATTGGCAATATAGGAGCCAAGCTGCAGGAAGTCTTGGCTCTGCAGGAGACGTCCGGGTTTTATCGTTCGCTGCAGGCCAGTAGTCCGGCACTTGCTGAACAAGTTCGTCAGTTGATGAACGCTGGTGATCAGCAAGGCGCGCTGAACGTATTGCAGGAAGCGTATAACAACGGCGGTGAACGCTTCAAGGCTTGGTTGCCGACTGTTACCGGCATGACCAGAGCGCAATGGGAGTCACAGAAAGTTGGCTTGAAAGGATTGATCGAGCCTTGGAAAATCAGCAAGGAGTCGGCTTTAGAATATCACAAAACAATGGTCAATCTCGAAACTATTTTTGATGGCGTCTGGAAAAGTGTGTCTGCATCAATGCTGGAGGGCATTTTAAAATTGACCGGCACAGAAGGCGGGATGGAAGGGTTGAATAAAAAAGCAAAGGCGTTTGCGGAAGGCTTCAAGAAGTATTTTGACGGTCCAGTCATGGACACTTTGAAGACAACGTATCGAGAAGCCAAATTTATTATCGACGTTATAAACAAGTACGTTCCCGCTGACCTCACCGTTGGTAAACTCGCGACCGCCATGAAGCAGCAGCCAAGCGGGATTGAGGGATATACAGCCAAGAGCGGAGCTGGCATTGGACCGATGCAAGGCATGGTTAAATTCTATGATTGGTTCACCAAGCTGTTCAGCACTGAGGCACATGCTGGTGAATATGAGCCGGGTGCTACCTTGTTGCAGCAGGAAACTGAAAAAGATTCCAGTAAAATCTTAGCCGATATGCGTGACATCTTTGTCAAGTGGGATGACGAGCTGGTCGGTGGCGGCATTGGTGGAGGCTGGGGCGGCAAAGGTGGAATGGGCGGCGGCGGCGATGGTGCCAGCCCTGAAAGCGGCCAAGGCGGGCCAGCACGACTGAATGATGAAGGCGGCAAGGTCATTGACGCTGACACGATGAAGCAGGCAGAAATGCTTGGTCGTGCTGGTGACGTTGCCGGGTTGCAAAGATTATTTGCGCAGCGCGGTTACAAGATGAGCGGGCCAGCCTGCGGCATTGTTGCCAGTGGGTATGTGAAGTCTGCAGGATTTAAACCACCGCCCGGTGGCGCGACTGCTACGTCGTGGCATAAGTGGGGAGAAGCCTCAACCAAGGAAGGCATCAACGAACCGGGACGTCCGTTTGGCAGTATGGTGGCGACGTACTGGCACGGTCGTTATGGCGGGACGCAGGGACAGATCTTGGCTCCCGGTGCCAGAGGTGGTCACGTCATGACCATTGTCCCCGGCACATATGACCCAAAGACCAACACCGCAGATATGGTTGACCAATATGGCTATAGCCACGGCAAGCGGACCCTGAATGATCTTGACATTCGCTATGCTGGAGCGGAAGCGGTGGCGGCGGTGGAAGCGGCAAGAGGCAATCAAAGAGACAAAGTTGATAAAGCTATAACCCCTAAAAGTGATGTATGGAGTAAAGCATCTGCCAACGTTAATATCAATTTGAATAAC